AATCTGCTTGCAGACTCGAACATCATCTTGCTGGCGGAAACCCTGCAGAACTGGTACTAGCCGCCTCACGGCGGCTTCATCTGTGTAGCTGTGCTACACAGTCGGTCAACCTTCCTCGTGGGGAGAAGCCCTCTTGCATAAAGACCATGTCTTTCGTCGCGTCATGCGCGACATTTGCAAGTCTGTGAACTCGTCGAAGTCCCTGGCGACATGGATGGCCTATCAGAGCCCAAGGGCGCTGAAAGACCTCACCATCGACCCAGCGTTGTATGACGATCATGACTCTTTCTCTAAGGACTATCTCGTGTATTCGATCGCTCGAAAATACGAGGCCCTGGATACAGGTCTTGATCTCGAGAAACTGACGATAAATCAGTTTTTTGAGTACGAGTCTCAGTGTGCAAGGACGAATATCCGCCTTCGCGAATGGACTCGGGATTCGCGTCCCGACGTTCGGAGAGCAATCACGCTCGCCCAACGGAAAATCCAGTCGCTCATAGGCGTCGCACCTACATCTGAAACTTTTGCGTCATGCAAGTGGAGCGGCGGAGCTACCGCGTCTAACAGACGCGGTACTCCAGTCGACCAAAAGATGTCCGAGAGTCTTACGGTTACGACTCGCGCTTTGGATTTCGCCGAGCTAGTGCTCGACGAGTCTTGGCGCGGAAACCTTTCAGTCAACCTTGATGAAATCAAGGTTATTGACTGGAATGTTTTTCATGTCGTCCCGAAGACGGCCTTCATTGGCCGCGGCATATGTGCTGAACCCTCCTTGAATGCATTTATGCAACAAGGTGTGGGCCAGTACCTGCGCCGCGAGCTAAAGAAGGTCGGAGTCGATCTGAATGACCAGTCAGTCAATCAGAAGCTCGCGGCTCAATGCCACGAGCGAGAGCTTTCCACGCTGGATCTGCGTGGGGCCTCCGACTCACTTGCTCATGCGCTAGTCGACCTCCTACTTCCTCCACTCTGGGTGACTTTTCTCGAGTCACTCAGGTCTCCAATGACTTACGTTAACGGTATTTATCACGTTAACGCCAAGTTCTCGAGTATGGGCAACGCCTTTACTTTCGAACTTGAATCATTGGTTTTCTGGGCACTCGTCACTGCTTGCAGAGACGAGTCTTGCGCCGACGAAGTCGTCGCAATATACGGAGATGACATAATTTGCCCTCGAAGCTGCGCTCCGTTCGTCGTTGAAACACTGGAATTCTGCGGCTTCTCGATTAACACCGAGAAGTCGTTTATTTCCGGCCGTTTCTTCGAATCTTGCGGAAAACATTACTTCGATGGACATGATGTCACTCCGATCTACCAGAAGGAAGAAGTCGAGACTGAAGAAGGTCTTATACGTCTCCATAACCGTCTCATTAGGTACTCTTGGCGCCAGCCCTGGTTCGCACCAGTTGCTGGTAAGCTTTGTAAGTACCTTGTGGGGCAGTATCCTGGAGCTATGTTCGGGGTCCCTAGGGTCCCCTACTACATAGATGAAGCTGTGTATCAGTATCCCTCAGATGACGGTTTCCTCACGGAAGCCGCTCTCTTTGAGTGGAGTTGCTGTGGCAAAACCACGGCGATGGTATTGGGTCGTGATAAGATCTATTACCCTGCTTACGCTCCTTTCCTCTATGCGTATAAGCTGAGACGTGGCCCCTTGCATTCCAACGATCACCCTCGCGGGTGGGACGATGTCTGCAAGGTGTCCATGTCGCCGGTGCTGCGGAGACGCAGTATCTGGCTTAGCGCGTTGATAGCGGATTAAGCTATCTCGGCA